TGAATATTTGAGAGCTGATTATCGTGAACCTTTGGAGGGTAAACCTAATCCTGACTTAAAAATATTTGTAATAGTTGAAAATATTCCTGATTATAAGTCAGATTTTGAAACAATTTCGGAATCTGATTTGCAAAAAACAACAGAAAAGTTTGAAGGCTTGGACCATTTATTAATAGCCTATCAGAATTACACTGTTAATAGGTTCAGTAATGAGCAAATTATTACAAATCTAAATAATGCATTAGGACAGCATTTAGACCAAATACCAACCTGGAAAGAAACAAAATACAGCCAATATCTTTTCGAGTTTATTCTTAAAATTAACTCAGGAGAAAGCTTGTCTGATGACGAACAAACCAGGTACGACTATTATAATTCGATAATAGCCTGGAAGCGGCGTTGCAGAGACGAACGCGATTTAAGAGAAAAAAATCTAATTGAAAATAACATTTTGCCCTCACTAATTTTTGAGGAAATCCCAGTAAAAACTTTTTAAAATTTAAAGCATGGCACAAGTAAAATACATAGTGTGGGACACTACATTGCAGAAGAATGTAAGCCCTGGAGGCGTTTCTGAAATTGATTCTGAATTATTGCCCATTACGGGACTTGATTCTAATTTAGAGTTGTATGCGTTTAATGAAATAACTCAACAACAAGAAATTAACGAAAGATTATACATTCAGCAAAAAGTTTATACACGAAATAAAACTGCACATCCGCTTTATCCATCTATGTATAGTCTCGACATCACAAATGAAAGGTTAAGCAGAAGTGTTGACGAAATATTAAATGTAATTGATAATATTGAGCAAACACACAATGAAGTAATGATACCGGCGAATAAGCTTTTAAAAATTTTTGCAAAAGCAATTGGCCTTACCTACAAAATTTCAATGGGTAGTTCGATAACAGCAACTCAGCAAACCTGGATGGAAAATTTTCTGGCAAAAGCAATCAATGTTATCAAAAATGAAACTAATTCTGATAACCTTAAAGCTAAGGTTATAGCCAATGAAGATATCTCAACTTTAATCGACAGCAATTGGCATGAAAGCTAGAGAAATTCCAACTGAACTAGATTTAAATATTATGATTAATCAACATAATTTTGGATATGGTAATGATTTCGTCATTACCATAAACACGGCATTAGGAACTGGAAATTCATTCACATTACCCCTTCGTTCTGGTTATTCGTATAATTTCGAGGTCTTTTGGGGGGATGGGTCTAGTTCAACTATTACAGCTTACAACGATGCTGACATCACCCATACATATAGTGCAGGGGGTGTGTATCAACTAAGAATGAGAGGTACGATACAAGCTTGGTATTTCAATAACGGGGGGGACAAACTCAAGATAACAAAAATAGATAATTGGGGGGATTGTGGATTTACGTCACTAATAAGTGCCTTTTATGGCTGCTCTAATTTGTCTACATCCGTTGCAATAAAAGGTTTTTCGGGAAATAGCCTACAGACTGCGTTTTATGGTTGTTCTAGTTTTAATCCTCCATCTGATTTTTTCATCAATTTATCTGGTACAATTAATTTGCAATATACATTCCTAAATTGCATTTCATTAACTCGATGCCCTTCTATATCTACTATTTCTAATGCTATTTGTTACGGTGTTTATACGGGGTGTACATCGCTAAGAAGTGTACCCGAAGATTATTTCTACAACAATTCTACTTCGTCTTATCGTGAATGTTTTGCGAATTGTAGGAATATAGTTCTGCCGACAAGGTTGTTTAATCTGAGCTTAATAACAAGCGCTACAGAATTCTTCGATTTCATGTATACGGGAAGCGCAAGTTATTCAAATACAGGCACTATACAGGATATATGGAATTACTCAACATCTGGAGGCAGGGCGTTCAGGAATCAAACAGCGCTGTCTAACTATGCAAGTATACCAACAGCTTGGAAATAGTTGAAAAGCTCATTTCAAGCTTAAAATAGGATAATATGACCACAGAAGAAATATACACCGAAATTGTAGCCGAGAAAGAAGTCATTTAACTGTCCTTTACTAACTTTTCAAGCCTTATCAACTTTGTGAAAAAGATTTACAAAGATGATAAGGCCTTTTTATTTCGAAGCTAAAAGCGAACAGGAAGCAGATTTGCATATTTACGGACCAATTGGCTCCAACAATGCCAATTATGGCGATGGTACCAACAATACTGCTTATGCGCTTGTATCGTTAATCAAGCGATTAGATAAGGTTTATTCAAGAATCAATATCCACATCAATAGCCCAGGAGGCGCAATTGATGAGGGTTTGGCAATTTACAACACGATAAAACAGGCTAAGGCCGAAATCCATACTTTCAACTCGGGGTTAACAGCCAGTATGGCATCCATACTGATGCTTGCAGGTACCTCACACATGCCAAAGACTTCTATTTATCATTTGCACCGCGCCAGTACAATGGCATGGGGCAATGTTAATGATTTTGAGCAAACTATTGAAGCGCTTAAAACCTTTGAATCAACATTAAAACAAGCCATTTCCGAAAAAACAGGGATGGAAATTAAGGATATAGAAAAAAAATGGTTCGACGGTAAAGAGCATTACATGACAGCCGAACAGGCTGCCGAATATGGTTTTGTTGACAATCTTGAAGAAACAAAGGCCAAAACCCCAGCAAGCCTCGAAAATTTACAAACAATGAAGTTTAACCAGGTAATGGAACTTTACAATGAAGTTTCGAACACCAACCAGGAACCAAAGTTCTGGGATAAAGTTAAATCGATGTTTATTGAACCAGCAAACAATTTAAAATCAGATAATAATATGCCACAAAAATTAGCATTCAGGGCGAAGCTTACAATACTTCTTGCCCTTATTGGGCTTCAAGAGTTCATCTTGAATGCCGAAAATAAGGTTGAAATGGATTTGGACCATGCTTACAAAATCAACGATGAATTGGAAGCAAAAACCAATGAGATCAACAACCTTAAAGTTGAGAATGGCGTTTTACGCGAAGAGCAGGAACGCTTGCAAGCCAACATTTTAGAACTACAGGCAAAGCTCGATGGTAAACCATCCGATGGCGTTGTTACTACCAGAGCAGCAGATAACAGTACTGCTGATGATGCCAATGCCATAAAGGATCTTGACAAAGAAACCAGCGATAAGCTTAAGGCTTATAATAAGACAAAACGCTTTTAATTTAATCTCAAATAAATAAAAACATGGCATTCGATTTAACAAGCCCTATTGATATTCAAGCGATTAATAACACAGCCAGAGAAATCCAGCCTAAGATTACCCGCCTGATGATGGAAAGTATTCGCGATTTACTTGCGAATTTCTACAAATATCCCGGTGATGTTCGTCAAAGTGTTGACCTTGTCACATTTAAACGCGGCTCAATTATGCAGCCTTACGATCCGAACCTTACAACAGCAAAAACCCTTGGTATTCTTTCAAAGAGAACATTAAGCGTTAATGTTGGTATGTCGTTCATTAAAGATGAAGCTGAAAGGTACCGTGCTACCTATTTAGGTGCATTAGAAGATTTGAACATTTCTAATGAAGCTAAATTGCCATTTGCTAATTGGTTTTTAGAAACCATTGCTTTGGTTGGTTTAGCTGATATGGCCGATCTTCCTTACCGTGGTAAAAAAGACACCGGAACCGATGCAATAGACATTACCGATGGTTACCTGGAAATTATTAAGGATGCAATTACTGCAAACGAAATAACTACTGCACTTGGTAACTTGTTTACTTTATCAGGTTCAGCAACTGATTACACTGCAAGCACAATTGGAAAAGAATTGCAGGATCAATTTGCAAAATTACCGGCAATGACTCAAAAATATGGAGTAAACATCCATATCGATTACAGTTATTTGCAGATGTACAAGGAATGGTTTAAATCTGAATATTCAAACATTACCGATGGTGATGTTCCAACTGAGTATTTGGATGGTACCAATAAGAAAGCAAAATTCATCTGGACTACAGGACTTGCAGGAAGCAAACGTGTAATTATGACCACTGCCGATAACCTTGTTTATGGTGTTGATCGCGACAATAAAGAATTCGGTAAAGTTCTTGTTTTCCATCATGGCACTCCTTACATTGTTGGTGCAACCAATAAAGTTGTAATTGGCTTCCAGATTCGCACACTCGATAAATCTGAATTTGTAGTTAATAACCTGGAGTAATCCAGGTTTTTAACCTTTTGATATAAATTTTAATTCTATAAAAAAATTACAATGATAGAATATGATGATATTTTAAATCCAGTGCTCGAAAAGGGCAACATGGGAGGTATCTGGGAAGATGTATTCTTTGCCCCAAAAAGTCACTTTGCATCATTTGCTAAGGTTCCATCAGAAGATGGAGATCGCAATTTTGCAACATTGAACAAACTGGTAGACGGTGTAGATGCTTTGCTTCCAGGTAAAAAGCTTTTCAAACTTTACGGTACAATGGAAAAAGGCAGTTTAGTTGCTGCACGCCAGGGCGAAATTGATGGTGTAAGCCATAAAATTTCTCTTAAAATTTTCACTCCAGGATTAGAAAGTCAATCTTTGGCAATGCTTGCATTACCAAACCAGAACTGGATTTTCTACGTTCGCACAGGAAAGAAAATGTTCCGTATGGGAGGTGATATGTTTGCCGCTAAATTAGCAGCTGATGGCGAGGTTGGAACTGGTGACAGTACTGCAAGTGCAAAAGGCAATTCAATGACTTTCTTTACTTACGAAAATGGCTATTGCCCGGAAGTTGTGGACATTGATGCTATTCTTGCAAAAGTAAATGTTGCTGATGCTGGTTTAACCGTTGCATTTGTGCCAGCACATGGCGCAGTTGGCGTTTTAGTTGATGCTACACCAACCATCACTTTTGGTGAAGCTATTCTTGATGCCAATACAATGGCCGCTTTCACAAGCCAATCGTTCCAGGATATCTGTACTTTAAACAGTTTGGATGTTGATGGAAATGTGGTTGCTGCTAAACCGTTTACAGCGGTTAAAAACAACCAGGTTGTAACCATCACGCCAACTACCGACTTTGCAGCAAACACAATTTACGAATTGAAATTTGATGCAACCAGGGTAATTAGTGCCGATGCACAGGGTGCCATAAGCGGACGCAACTCGGTAAGGTTTACAACAGCTTAGAAACCATTCTTTTTTAAATAGATTCTTGTACTCATTTTTTGCTAAGCCCCACGTGTGGGGCTTTTTTCGTTTCGGTGACTTCGGCTACGCTCAGTCACCGAAGAAAGTCACCGGAGCGCGCATTGGTGACTGAGCGGAGCCGAAGTCACCATGTCCTTTCCTTGATTTTTGGAAGTGGATATTTTTACACGTAAATAATTCAAAGATTATGAATGATATAAATGACAAAATAAAAACTTACCTGGCACAAGATGAACCAGAATTCTTCGAAGGATTGGAACTGTATCAAAACCATCCGGATGCACGGAAAAACCTGATTGTTAATTTCAGGCAAAACTCAAACCATGGCAGGATACACAATAAGTTAATCAACGAGCTTGAAAGAATTGTGAACGCTGTATATACAAACCGCAATGCAAAGTACATACACAGTCAGGCCAATGTTCCTTACAAATTGGTAGAAAAAACAAAAGAACTGGCACCCGAAAACTTTGAATATAAAATTGCTTTTAACGATCTTCCGAAAGAACTTCAGGAAAAGGCAATCTTTAAAGGCCAGCTTTACAGCGAACTTGAAAAAGAAAAGCGCGAAATGGCCAATCTTGGTGATGCCAACGACGAAGAAACAATTGCCAAACGTCAGAAGCATTTAATGAAAATGCGCGATATGCAGGAAGGAATATTATCCATTCATGCCATTTTGCTGCATTACGATAAAACTCAGAACTACGATCCTTCAGTTGCAATCGAGAAAGAAGAAATTCCTGTTGTGAATGATTCTGATGAATTAGAGAATGAATTCCATTATAAAGAAATGGGCTATTACAAGCGCAAAGATTTATTAATAAAGCTTCGCTCATCGGTACCAAAGCAGGAACAAAGGGCCAATTCTTCAAAACCGGAAATTAAAAAGAAGAATCTTGAGAAAGCAGCTTTAGGCCGCGAAATGATTGCAGTTCTTGAAAAGTATTTTAATGAAACACCAGAGCCAGAGAAATAATGCTCATAGATTTTAATAAAGAAGTTGCTTCATCTGTAAATAATTCTGTTTTAAGTGAAAATCATCCTGCTGCTTTCATCAGTTCGCAGGATGATTATTTATCTAAACAATTGAGAGGAATTGATTTTACGGATAAAGATAAGACCTGGCATTTTACCAGCAATGGCCGTTTTGCTTTGCATGATATATTGATTCATATTGCTGCCAGGATTGAAGGAATGGAATGTATTGTTACCAGCTTCAACCTTTCGGTTATTGCCGCAAAATTGTTTATTCGTGCCTGGGATACCGGCTTATTTAAAAGCCTTTCTTTTATCCTAAATGCACAGAAACGCCACAATTTTGAAGATGCAGTAAAGCTGATAGATGGTAAATTTCCAATGATATTTACTTCCATCCATGCCAAAGTTGGGCTATTGTGGAACGAAAACCATTTTATAACCCTGGTTACTTCAGGCAATTTAAGCAATAACAACAATATAGAGCGGGGCTTTATTTCAACATCTAAGGATGTTTTTTATTTTGATAAAATGTGGATAGATGGACTACTCAATAGAAATGCTAAACAAGATTGAAGAATTTGCAAATCTTCTGGCATTGCCACAAGATATTGCAATGATTCTGGAAGTTGAACCGCGCGAATTTATTGATGAATTGAAAGATATAAACAGCGCAGTTTATAAAGCATTTTACAAGGGTTACTTTACTTACGAACTAGATTTGCGCAAACGCAATAAAACCGCCATAGATATTGAAGCAATTGAAAATGAAAATCAAAACCTAAGAGATTTTAAATCTAAGTTAATCATACAACTTGAAGACTAAGAAGGCTGAAGATATTACACTTGATAGAATTCGTGCCTGGTTAAACGAACCTGGTGCGCCAGAACTTTCCGAAACCGACCGTAAGATATACGATAGATTGGATTATTGTTACGATCAACTTAAAATCGAAAAGCCATCATCTGTCATCAGGCGTTTGATTAAGAAATTTGAAATTAGTCAGGCTCAAGCCTATAAAGATTTAACCAATTGCCAGAAACTACTCAATCCCATTAACCGCCGCGAACTTGAATGGATTCGTAATTTTATTGTCGATGATGCCATTCTGCAAATGAAAGTAGCAAAAGACAGGGTTGATATGAAAGCATGGGAAAAAGCCCGTGGTGATCTCATTCGCATATATGCAATTGAGAAAGAAGATAAGCAAGGAATAGATCCTGAACTTTTGGGACACAATCAATATTTTGTAGCCATCAATTTTGGCGAAAAAGCTGAAATGATTGATTTGAATAAACTACATCAACTCCCTGTTGAAAAAAGAGTTAAGCTTTCGGAGTTCCTTTATCCTGATATAGAAATTGAAGATGCTAAATTTATTATGGAATCATGAACCAGTTTCTATCCTTTAATGAATTGCAAACAGCCATTGCCATCCTGATGCCAAAGTACAACTTTATGGTTTCGGGCCGTGGTTTTGGTAAATCAACATATTTTGGTTATCAAATGCATCAGATTGCTCAAGTGCTCCCGGGTGCAAGTGCAATTATTGCCGCCAAAACTTACACCCATGTATTGACCTCTGTGCTCCCATCGGCGTTCGCACACCTCGAACGAATGGGATATATCAGGGATGTTCATTATGTTATTGGAAAGCAACCGCCAAAGGCATGGGGCGAATTGCCATATCACACGCCAATTAAAGATTTTAGTAATTACATTACTTTCTTTAATCCCAAACGTTTATCAGGTTTCTACCTTACCAGCCAGGAAAGAATTGGATCGGGACGTGGTCCAAATACCGATTTCCTGATGACAGATGAAACCCTGAATTTGAATAAGGAACGAATTGATAATGAACTTTCGCCAACGCTTAGGGCGAATAAAGATAAATTCAGGCATATACCCTGGCATTTGGGCGAATACCATTCCACATCTATGCCTATTACCCAAAATGCACGGTGGATTTTGGAAAAAGGCGAATACTATATCCAGGAATATGGTATTGATTACTTTGGTTTGTGGCGCCAGGTTGTCAAAATGCAAATTGAATTGCTTGACATTACCGATGAAAAAGAATTTGTAAGGCAGTGGAACGAAATTCAACGTGTGCGCCGCTTGATGCGCCCGCTTTTGTCAAAGGATGGGAAAACACTGTTTACCTTATCGAATGCTTTCGACAATTATAAAAATGTTGGGCTTTCATATATAAAAGAACAGCAAAAGCGATTGCCAGAAATGATTTTCTTAATCGAAATCATGAACATGGTTTTATCGATGAACGACAATTGTTTCTATGCCATTAATGAAGACAAGCACTTTTATTATGATAGCTATGATGATGATTTAACAAATGAATTTGCCATTTCAACAAATTTTGATTTTGCAAAACTGAGCCAACGAAAAAGCAATATTCTCAATAGAAAATATTACAATCCGAATAAACCATTGTTCCTTTTCTTTGACTGGGGAGGAACTGTAAGCTTTTGCCTTGCTGCACAATTCGACCGCGAAAGAAATACGCTTTTCGTCCTTAAAGAGCATTATGTAATGCCAGGAGGCGAAATGAGTACCAGGTTGATGCAGGAATTCTTGGAATTCTTTGAGGATCATACTTTCAAGACTGTTTATTATATCCGCGACCAATACGGAGATGCCCGAAGTATCCAGAAATCAAAATCTATAAACGAAGAGGCCATAAGTTACCTTCAGAAAAGAAAATGGAAAGTAATTCCACGCACACACCCACATAAAGAGCCGCCGATGTTCGAGAAATGGCAATTGATGCAAAAAATTATGCTCGAAGCTGGCGAAAACCTTTTTAAGATAAGAATTGATGGAAATGGATGCAAATATCTGTCAATAGCCATGAGAGACACCAAAGTTAAGCAGGTTGGAGATGAACTTTCTAAAAATAAAAGCCTGGAGCGCAAAGAAAGTGCAGACCAGCGCAAAGCCCCTCACTCTACCGATGCACTTGATAAAGGTTGCTATTGGTTATTTAAGGAAAATAAGAATGATATGTTTATCCCTACCAAAATCTAAGTCCTTTACTAAAATGGTAGGTTTTAAGAAATTTGATTAAAATTTAAACTTTATATTGATCAATATGAAAATTACAGGAAAAAACGCAGCTGTGGGCCAAACAGCTGAAGATATTATTAATGCCGGTGGAACATTGACTGAACCAACACAGGCACGCATACACGCATTGGTTTCTACAGATACCCAGGATGATGCTGGTGGAGTTTTACAGGTTGAAACAGCAACAGTTGTTGGTACCATTGTGGGTATCAACCAGGTTGAGACACAAACTATAGTTGGCACAATTGCTGCCGATGGCGCTGGCAATGCCAAAGTAACCATATCAGGCGCATTGCTTGATGATGATATTGAAGTTCTGGTTGCGGTTGCAAACAACGATACTGCTTCGCAGGTTGCAACAAAAGTACGTGCAGCTTTAAACCTGGTTTCGGCTATAACAACTAATTACACCATTGGTGGAACCGGTGCCGACGTAACTTTGACCACAAAAGTAAAGGCTGCCAATGATACATCATTAAACATTGCCTTCGATAACGATACCTGTGCAGGATTAACCGGTGATACATCATCAGTAAACACCACTGCTGGACATGCTGGTACTGGTAATGCCACTGTAGTTGTAACCGGGGCAGCTATCCAGGATTCGCCAATTACTTTATCAGTGCCTGTTGTAGCTGGTGACACTCCAACCCTGGTTGCTGGAAAAATAAGAAGTATAATTTTATTGGAAGATAAAATTACATCCTTATATAATGTAGGTGGAACTGGTGCAACTGTAACTTTAACAAAAAAAGTGCAGGCTGCAAATGATACTACATTGAATATTTCTATTGATAATGGCACTTGCAATGGTTTAACAACTGCTTCGTCAAGTGCTGATACAACTGCCGGTTTGGCTGGTACTGGTGCGCATCAAATTGAAATTATCGGAATTAACGAAAATGGCAAAGAAATTACCGAAATCGTTAATTTGAACGGAACCGCCAATGTAAACACCAAAAATTTGTTTAAAGCCATCAATTCAATGAGGGTTAAAACTGCCGGATCGGGTGGAAAAAATGTAGGAACAATAACCGCAACCGCCGCAACCGATAGCACAGTAACCAGTCAGATTGAAGCAGGCAAAAACAAAGCGCAATATGCTGTTTATTATACTGAAAGGAAGAAAAAAATAAAAGCTTTACACGCTGCTGTATACAATAGTACAGCCGGAGCACAAACTACAATTGAATTACTTACAAAAAAAGCTGGTGAAGTCTGGAAGCCTGAAGCATCTTTTGATTTGAATAGTTCATTTCCATATCTTTTTGATAAGGAAGGTTCTTTATTTGAAGAATTGGAAGAAAACACAATGTTTAAATTCCAGGCCGTTGCCAGTGCTGGCAGTTCGGCAGTAATCATAAACTTTGAAGTGAACTAGGTTTTGGTTAATTTTTTTTCATTTTTTGGTTGGAGCCCCTTTTTGGGGCTTTTTTGTTTGGAATAATTGATAAATGATTTTTTTATATGGTGTTTCCTTGAAAAATATTTTCATTAAATGAATTAAAATCCTGGCTAGAAAAATTTTTCAAGGAAACTTCCCTATAAGGCGGTTTTTTGTGGTGAAAACCGCTAAAAATGGCCGTTTTGAGCATTTTATTAAGACTAAATACAAATTGTAAAATCATTGAAAAAAGTTGTAAAATACTGATTTTCAGTAAAAAAAGTATGCAATTAACTGTTAATCAATTAATTAAAAGTATTGTAATATATTGATAATCAATTAATTTGCCTGTGTTTGCAAATATAAGTATCTTTATATTAGAAAGTTAAGCAAATGAGTACAATTTTTTTATAATAGTTTTTTGATGATCTCATACAAAACATGAAAAAACTTTCCAGCAATAGGAAAAAATGCCGGGAGTGAGAAACCCGAAAAAACCGACAATTATTTAATATAAAATCTATTATTATGAAAACAAAAGTTTTGACAAACAAAGATTTAAACAAATCTAATGCAGAAATTAAAGAAGAAATTGTAAACGCTGAGAACGTTCCAACAATTGAAAAACCAGAAAACAATGAACTTTTAAAAGCGTTCAATGAACTTAAAGAAGAGAACGAAAAATTAAAAGCTAATAAGCCAGTTTTGGACTTTGAACAGGCCGCCGATCTATTTAGAAAAAAGGCCAAAATGTTGGATGAGATCGGGCAATTAGAAAGCATTAAGATTAAGTTGTCAAACATTAATATAACAGAACAAACCCAGCCCGATGCCTTAGAATCGTATTACTATTCATTAGGATTAAACTATGGCAGCCGTGACAATCTCATGTTTAAGATATCTAACTTAACAGTTATCTATGAGTTCATTGACTTTATATATACAAAGGTATGTACTAAGATAGAAGCACTTAAAGCGCAGGTACAGCAACTATAAACTAAATGCGGGCGCACTTCTGAGAAAAGTAACGCCCGCATTATTTAATATAAAATCTGATACAAATTTAATATAAAATCTAATACAATGAACGATCAAATTATTGAAAAGCGCAATCTATTGCGCACCCTCAGCAATGCAGCCATACAAGCAGCAGAGGATCTAAACTTAGATCCCAATCAATTCAAAGTAAATGATCTCCTTATGATGTTTGTTTATAATCCTAATACATTACATACGTTTAATACGTTCATGGGTTGGAAGTATGAAGGATACACAGTAAAGAAAGGCGTTAAAGCTTATCTGCTTTGGGGTCAACCAATAAACAAAACAAGAACAGACAAGACCACAGGCGAAACAATACAGGGAAATGATGATGATCAAGAGCCTGCTTACTTTCCTTTAGCTTATCTTTTCAGGGAGGATCAAGTAAGTAAGATAGAAGCAAGAACAAAGCAAACAAAACAACTACCTACCAAGCAACCCACACCCGAACCATTTGATATTAATGTATAATCATTCTAAATAGGCTACTATGTAGCCTATTATTATATAACAACACATGTAATTATATACATATGTTAATATATGCCTTAAAAATTCATTTGTCCGCTTCCATTTTCGATAGGCCACAGCGTGCCAAAAGGCGAGAAAAAGATAAAATTCATAAACCTGGGCTAAATATTTGGGTCATCAAATATTTAGGCCAAAATTGGTTAATGAGTTTTACTTTTTCTATTAAATAGAAATGAATGCAATATAGAATGATTCTAAATTGTGGCGCAAAAACGGCAAGCCGTTTTTGTTTTTTTTCGCTCATACATTTTTTTTAAAGAATTTTTAAGGAGGTAATTAAAGACTTAAAAATTATTCTAAAAAATGTATTCTCGAAAAAATAGGAATTGCAGCATTGTTTCAATATGTCCTTTATGCTTTTTGATTGAATTGTCATCTTTGACTTATGATTAGAAGGCGAACTAATGAACTAAATGCTGTGCTTGCTGACTGGGACGAAACGAAATTTCCATCAGGGAAAATTAAAACTTTTTCTGTGGGGTTTGTGAGTAAAAGTGGTGAGTTTAGGTATGTGAAAAGAGGGATTAAAGCTGGATTGAAAATGAACATGAAGGATAATGATATGAAGGCTGTGCAACCTGTTGATGAGAATGGTAATGCTTATGGGCATATTTATCCTGTTTGGATTCATTCTATTTTAATCTATAGTGGAAATATTGAATTTAATTTACTCACATGAGAGAATTTGACAATAAAGGAAACTTAATATTATCAATATCAGACAATAATGTTGTGATGTTGACTAAGGATCCGCAAGGCAGTATGCCAATTACTAAAAGTAATGCAGAGGTTGATCCGGTTACGGTTGGATCCTTCAAGGCAATACCCTGGTATGATGATAATAATTTTCCGCAAGCTGCTGATTTGCTTATAAAAAACACTCCAGTTCTTAAACGCTCGCTTACTGATTTGTGTAAGATTACTCTAGGTCAGGGTGTATTTCCTTGCCTGGTTAATGATACGCTCCCAAATGGGCAGGAGGTTTTGAAAATGATTAAAGATCCGCTGATTACTGCACAGATGCAATCCTATAAAATGCGCAGGTATATTGCCAATACCTTGTATGACTTGTACACTTACGGAAATGCATGGGTTCAGTTGGTGCCGAATGTGGAAGGAACTAAGATTTTGACTTTGAATCCTGTATCTGCTTTGAAGTGCAGAAACGAAATGTTTGATAACAATGGTAATGTTAAGAATGTATTAGTCAGTGGTTATTGGCCTGATGCTGAACAAAAGAATACTAAAAAATATTTGCTCCTGGATGAGATTGATCCTATTGCTCATCTTGAGGAGCTTAAAACTAATGGTGGACTGAAAAATACAACTGTATTTATGCAGTTAAAGAATAGTTGGTCATCTAATGATAACTATGCCATGCCGAACTGGTATACTGCACTTGAGTGGGTTAATATCAGTAAGAAAGTTCCGAAGTTTATTAACGCGGGAATGGATAATATGCTTAATATTTTCTTCCTGGTTAAAATACCATATTCGTATTGGGAAAAGAAATATCCAAGGGATCAGTTTGAGAGTGATAGAGAAAGGCTGGCTAAGATTGAAGCTGATGTGACAATGCTTGAGACTAAGTTTACAACCGTGGAAAATGCACGGAAAGCATTGATAACTCACTTTGATTCTGAAAATGGTGGAGAGAAATGGGAAATTGAAATCATACAACCAAAATTTTCTGAAGAGCAATTGAAACATTCATCGGCAGCTGATACACAGATTGCCATTGCTGCTGGTATGTCACCTGATTTACTTGGTTTGATGTACGGAAATTCAAAAGGTGGATCTATGCAAAGGGAATTATTGTTGCTGCAATATGCTTTGAGCTGGCAAGAACGTGAACAGGCTGCCGAACCTATTGAAATGATGTTGAAATTTAATGGAGCTGATCCTAATTTACAAATCAGGTATAGAAATACTTTCCTTACTACCCTTGACACCGGGGCAGGAACCGCAACCACTTTAAGCTAATTATTATGATAGTAAGAACTATTGACCATATAAAAGAATATATCCCGGCCAATATGAGCCTGGAGTATGACAAAATAAAAACATTCATTGCTGATGCTGAACGAATTGTAAAAGAAACCATAAGCGAAGCTTTCTATGATGAGATTGATGCTTATATCACTTCGCTTATTCCTACAGATCCTCCAGCGGAGCCCCCAGCCGAACCTGAAACTGATGCTTACCTGGATAAACTTATAGGCTTACTTCGCGATAGCATAACCTATATGACTTTCAATATTGGTTTTGATATACTGAATACCGTATTTTCTAACCAGGGATTTCACAGGGTGGAGGTTGAAGCTTCCGGAAAGAAAGCTTTATTTCAAAGGCAGGAAGAAAATTTGCGTAAAACATTCAGGCAGCAAGGTTGGAATAAGTTGGATCTGGCACTTGCTTACATGGAAACAAACAAAGATGAGTTTGCAACCTGGACAGCCAGCGAAGAATATACCTTAACCAAGGATCACTTTATAAATTCTACCAAGGAATTCAATCAGATTTATAATATCAATAACAATAGGCTTGTGTTTATGAAGCTTCGTAATTTCCAAACACTGGTTGAAGATTTTGACATTGCTCCACTAATTGGCATAGATTATTGTTCGGAACTTAAAGCACAGATTTTGGCTGATAATCTAAGCAATGCAAACAAAGCATTTCTTACTTATTTAAAAAAGGCTGTTGTATTTTGCACAATTGGCAGAGGTGGAATAGAGTTGATCACTATTCTTAACGAATATGGTATTTATGAAACACAGATTGAAAGCATTGAGCAAAATTTTAAAACAGAAAGTACGGTTAGAGAATCATTCTTTAACAAATTAATTGAAAGTGCAGTGATTTTAGGGAAATCATACCTTATGACCTGTGAAACTTTCCTGAAAAAGAATATTGCAAACTATGCAACTTATGCTGCTTCGCCAGCTTATAACAGCGAAGGAAGTTCTTTTGTATTGAAAGGAACTGATAAAATTGGTATTATTTAAACAACACTAAACATGATTGAATCTGTAAAGAAAAATGCGAATACTATTGTATTTATAATTGCAAGTATAGGTTTATTGTATATTATCACTAAATATGATTGGCAGACAATCAAAGATAATTCAGGATTTCTATCACCATTCATTCTGGCATTTGGTGTTCCTATAATGAATTCGAAGTTAAAAATACAGGAAAATAAGAATCAGTTAAAAATTGAAGAGAGAGATAAAATAAGGGACGATGAATTTAAGAAACAGATTGATACAATTTTAAACACTGTAATGAATATGTTAAATGGAATTCATATAACACTTGGTGATTATGAAAAAATGATTGATGAAATAAAACAATTAATAATATCTCATATAGGAAAAGATGATTTCCTTGATAAATTTTCAAATGCTATACGTGGCCGATCAAATTCTATTCTAATTGCAACAAAGAGGTGCGATCAAAATTACAAGACTGTTTTATCTTCATGGACAGAACTGATTATTTTATTTGGAATAATATATTACAAAGACAAAAATAAATACGACGATTCTGAAGAATTTAAAGAATATCTAGAACAGGAAATTAACAGCAAAATTGATTTGTTTTATAGCTCTTGCGATTTGAATGTAATGGGCTTAAGAATACACAACAATAAAGAAATAAGATTCTCTAAATTACTACAAACAAGCCAAATACATAATCGTACAAATTATATGATTTCTATTTTGTCGGAAAATGGATTTGAAAAGCCTGAACAAATAACTTCAGTTTTCAAAAAATACATAAAAGACTTTTTCGAATTGTATTTTACGGCAGTTACAACATGGGAATTATGTGAGAAAAGAAAATTAACCGATGCAGCATGAGTATATTTAAAAAGAAAGAAGAATTTCCTTTTGAAAAAAAGAGAGACAAATTTGAAGAATTAAAAAAAGCGAATGAGAAACCTAAAGATGCTTTAATTATCGAGGTGAAAAATGGATGCATCGATATAACAGGAAAATCGGCGCATGAAGATGACAGAGAGGAATGGAAAAGTTTTCTAAAAACGCTTGAAGAAAATTTGGTTGTAACATTAAAAGAAATTACTATCAACATTAAGGTTAATTTGTTCAACACATCACAAGGCCAGTACCCTACTATTATGTGTAATATTCTTTTAATAAATAACAGAAAATGCAAGTCAATAATAAATTGGCATTACGATAGCCAGGAAGATGATGACGAAGGAATATACGGACATGGATTAATTCTAAAGAACAATTATCCACAGTTGGAAATTAATCTTATTGAAGTAAAATAATGATAAATATTGTTGCAAGCTGGATTGTTGTAATAAGTTATGTATTAATTCTAATAGCTATAATTATAAATTCCATTAAAAACCATGATAAGCCTAAAAATAGATTACCAAACCAGGACAATACATCTATCACACCCGGAAACATTGAATGAACTGGATGAACATCAGTTTCGTGCCGTGGTTGCTAATTGTTTTATGAACGAAACTTCGCTTATTACCAGGATAGATGACAGGATTAGATTGATGAATGTTTTGCTAAAAAAGTCAATAAACAAATATGTAAAAACACAGTGGTTTAAAGTGATTGAGAACATGGTAAACGAAGGACTTATGGAAGATTTATTTAAGCTTCAGGAGTTTATTTATGCTGATCAAACCTTTAATAACTGGATAATTGACAGGATTAGCATCAATAAAAAGACTTTATTTGGTCCACGCGACCGCTTTTCTTATATGAAATTTGGCGAATTTATATCGGCAGATATGCTTTTTATGGCTTATTTTGAGAGCAAAAATGAAGATTTGCTTAATAAATTCATAGCAGTCCTATATAGGAATGCAGATATTATGAAAAAAGGAGTTGACTGCAGGGAAGATTTTGACAGCTCAACGCTTGATGAACGAACCAAACTGGTCGCAAAACTTGACGAAGTAACAAAGCAAGCCATTGTTTATAATTATTCGGGCGTTCGGAAATACTTAACGGATAAGTATTCTTTCGTGTTTAATTCTTCCGAAGAAAAAAACTCAAAGAACATACAGTTGGGCAAAAAACAAAATGGTTGGATGGACATTCGCCGCCATCTGGCAGGTGATGTGCTTAAACTTGAAAAAGTAGATAATGTATTTCTGCATGATGTTCTTGCAGACCTTAACGAAAAAATAAGTGAAGAATGAAAAACCCTGAGCGATTCTTTAAAATAGTTATCATCATTAGCTCAATTGCATCATTGATACTTGCAGCAACGTTAATCTATTACATAGCATGAGCACATACACCGATTACACAGCCTATTTTCAGAAGTTGGCCGAAACTTATCTTAATCATTCCACGAATGAAAAGCATTTCTTCCGGAAAGGCTTGGAAGAATTCCTTAACGGCTTATCTACAAATGTAAACTACCCTGCAATGCTGCTTGGTAAGTACGATTACAAGTATACCGACAATGGAGCTGACAATATAATGAAGCCCCGCACGGTTGCTTTTATCATTTGTGACCATGTGGCAGATATGGAAGATTATGATTCTATTGATAAGGCAATGGATAGCACAGAATTGATAGTTGACAAGATTTACAACCAGATACGTAAAGATATCAGACCGCCATATACTGATCCAAATTTTGAATTTGCGAAACTTGGTGAAGTTCAGGTTACACCTGTAAGCAACTATGCCGATGGCGCGCATGGTTGGTTTGTTACAATTGAGATTTATTCACATCATGATGCTAGAGTAGTATGAATGTAACTTATTCTAAAACACCAAAAACCATTGACTTTACCGGAAATGGTCTACCATTTGAAATTGCAGCGGATAATATTATTTATCCTGGAGTTTATGCACGTGCTACTTTAGAATTGTTTGAGGCTTTTACAGGAAATTTCAAATTAATTGACATCAATACGGGTGAATATTTTACCGTTTATTCTGTCGCAAGCCCCAACCAAACAAATGAAATACAATCGGGTTTGGCTACCACAACATTAATTGCCGAAGCTCTTAACGCAATAAAACAATTTAATGAAAGTTATTTTGCCTATGGTGTAGATGCTTATTTACATATTCATGCCAAACAGCATTATACTGCTTTTGCAAATGAGATTGCATATGAATTTCCTGATTGTTTCTATTTAGTTGTAAATGATGTAGGGAATACCCCGGTTTATTATGGCAATTATTCTCTTTACGTTCGAATATCGGAAGTAATTTCAAGATTGGTGCAAAATAACCCGCCGCTTGGAGTTCCTTCGGAAGATGATTTGTGTGAATTAACACTAGTTCCGGATGTAAACAAAGTCTCTGAATTCAGCATAGCTGAGATAGTTAAACCTTCTATTCCTATTGTATTGCCATCATTAAATCAAAATACCGATAGCTCTTTTGTATTTCAATATAATATACGTGTTGGCGACATGCATTTTAATGAAGCGCAAACCGAATTTAATACATTCAAATCAGTTCTGCATACAGGTTATGCCATGCGTGGCAAAATTAACCTGGTTGATAATCCAAATTACGATCTGGTTGCTGATATTGCCGCCAATAAAATTTTCCTGAACAGTTTTAAGAAAATTGAAATATTTAAAGGGGCTAATTGTTTGCTTAACTTTCTTAGCACTGGTGCCGAAACTTATACTGTAAAAGCAAAAATATATTATACCGACCAGACAAATACTACTGAAAATATATTTTCGATTGGAACACCGGCAGGTTTTTATAAAATTAATTCCTTTCATGCTTCAATAACTAAAATGAATCTTGAAAGCTATAATCCAACAAAAGAAATTTATAAATATGAAGTTTGGGTTACTGATAGTCAGGCAGCAATTGTGTGCAATCCTGTAACTTTTAAAGTAATTGCAAAACCAATCTATTCAAAAGAATTCGCGTATGTGAATAAATTTGGAGTAATTGAAATTTACCAGGCTATTAGCAAAGAAGATATTTCGCTTGAGCTGGATAAGGTAATTACTCAATTGTCTGATTCTTCGATTTCGGATGCATTTATTAATGCTCATAATAAATTTAAAGTCTCTACAGGCAGTTTAAACCGGGCAAATGCACTTGAAATGCAACAGATGATAATGTCAGAAGGCTTGTACGAAATCATTAATTCGACCTATGTAAAATGTATTATCGAGGCGGGATCGTTCAATATCGTTGACGAAAGCGCCGATATTTGCTCAATTGATTTCACTTATCGGTTAAATTTCGACTTATGAACCTGATTTCGCTTACTGTAAACGATCGCGATGTAGTATTAGGAACCGATTTCAATGTTCGGTTTACTTTCAGTTTTCCTTTGCCTTATAATAATAATGTGCCGGTTGCGTCAACTTATTGGTTTACACTTCCGGTTGAAGGGAATGAAATTACTTTTGCGCATGTAAACCAGCTTAATTCTGCCAAAAATTTGAAGGCTTACAATATAAAAGCTATTGTTTCGGGGCTTTGTTTTGTAGGTAAAATATACGTGAAAAATGCCAGCAACCGCGAATACAAAGCATTTGCAGTTTTTAACGATTTATTTGAAACCCTTTCGAGTAAAAAAATAAGTGAATGTGTTGATGATGTTCATACCCTGGGCACCGATACCGCTTCCGTATTGGCCGCAGCAAAAACAATGAGCCAGCAAGCCTGGCCATTGGCCAAATATGCTTTTCCTTTTATTCTTAACGAATTGTTTTATGGCGATATAAACGAGCAATATGTCAACAATGGACAGTTTATGAATAATTACGACAGAAACGGGCAGGCATTTCGTAATAACTATTTGTTTGAAGGAACGGTTTATAATAATAATGTGATGGTTCCTATGCCATACCTGTTTTTTATCATTGATCATATGATGAAAAAAGTAGGATGGACCGTGATAGGGAATGTTTTTAAGGATGAAAATTTTAAAAAGCTTGTTTTTTACAATAATTATTCGCTTGAGAATATTGCTGATCCTAATGCCATGCAAATTAAGATTGATGCTATGGTTCAGATGGGGCAAGGCAATACAAATATTAAAATTAATTTTAACCAGGAAGTTTTTGATAATGCCGACAATTTTATTGCTGCAAGCTCTGAATTTACTTGTAAAGAAGCTGGTACTTATAATTATTCTTTTTATTCATTTATAAGTTTTTGGAACGAATTGGGTAATACCGCAACTATTGTTATATATATATATGATGGAAGCACGTTTACAGAACTTCAATCGGTAGACTGGACAGATCCTGATTATTTAACTAAAGATTGCCAGATAAACGGTACTGTTGAACTGCTAGAAAACACAACCTATTCAATATATTATTCTTATAATTTTAGTTGGGGCGGTTGGATGGAAAAAACTTCATTCCAGGTATCACAGTTTAGCGATGGCATCAATAGGTTTTCGAATAAAGTAAGACTAACCAATCATGTTCCAAATCTTACCACATCAGAATTTTTTACAGAATTGATGAAGAAATTTTCGTTTGCTATTTTCTTCGATTTCATCAATAAAAAGATTGAACTCGAGCACTGGAATAATATTATAGACAGCAACAATTATCTTGATTTATCAACCAAAGTAGTTAAAGATAGCGAAGATTCGACTATAGAAGAAAGAGATTATTCCTTTACAACAGAATGGGACAATGATGAGTTGATAGAAGAAAGCATTAAGAACAAATCCAAATACAGTGCTTATTCGAAAGTTGCTAATTATGCCAGTTTACCAACGCCCACAAGCATTGGTCAGGTAGTTCTTGTGGTTAATTTAAATAAATTCTACATCACTTATTTAAATGTAGAAACCAATAGCCTGGAATGGAAATACAATTCGGACAATTTCGAAGATGTTGTAAGCGAAATGAAAGATCCTGTAACCATATCAACAAAAATAAATACCCTGTTTGAGCGCCAGGGAACCGTAGTTTATCCCGAAATTAAACAGCAGGGCACCACTCCCGAGCTGGGCAATAATGATCCTGGTTTTAAATTGCTGAACTATCATGGATTTGTTACTAACTATCCATTTGCCAGCAATACCAACTACAACCAGGCGGGCGCGAAAATTACAGGTGTGGCACTTCAGACACAAGGCAACGAAGGAACCTACGAAACATACGGAAAGAAACTATATGACTACCTGCGCGCGTGCAAGCCCCTGGAAATTAATTTCGCTATTGATAACGATGATTTTATACAAATTTCTAAACTATTTGTAGCTGGCAATCAAATAAGGAAAGTGAGACTAAGTAACAAAAACTACATTCCAGAGAGCTTTGATATTACTATATCATCAAATAAAATTGAAAGTTGTAAAGCGAAATTGTTATGAGCGAAAATTTTAACCAGGATGTGCTGCAATGGTCACAGGAATCTGTGGCCATGATGAAACAACGGGTTTCGCAACTTACCAATAAAAGCAAGCACGAATATTTAAAAGCAAAAGGCGCAAGCCTTGAACAAAGCATAAAAACCAGAAATACCAAACGGTTTGGCGATATAGAGCGCATTATGTTTCCATTTTTGCGACATGGTTTTTTTATTGCCATCGGTGCCAGCCGCAAGCATCCATATAAAAGCAACCCACGCCAAAAAATAGAGTGGTACAATTTTATTTTTGATAAACGGATAGATACCCTTGCAGATATTGTCGCCGAACATTATGCCGATAAGGCTATGGCTAAGGCTAGTGATTTGGGCGTTAAATAGTGGTGACTTCGGCTTCGCTCAGTCACCGAAGCGCGCATGGGTGACTGAGCGTAGTCGAAGTCACATGAATGTCCTTTTTGTTTGTTCTGGAAACTTCCAAATTTGTAATCTAAATTCATTTATAAATTTTAATTAAATCATTTTAAGATGAAATTATTGTTAAACATTTTTTGTTTCCTCATCTTTTTGCTTACGGCATTTAATGCCGGGGCATCGCCGCAAAAAGATGATGTAAAACAGGGTGTCTTCGGCTTACTTCGGCTTCGCTCAGTAACCGATATTCAGACACCGAAACAGTACAAGGTTGTAGACCAAATTCAAATTCAGGCATTCGATTTTAGTAATGAAAATCAATTAAATTGCAATTTTGTGGTAGATATTGGCTCACGAGCGGAAAGCTTGCCAATATTAACCGATTGGGGCAATTCTATAAAAACTGATAATGAATTTACGATACATAATAATTTAAGAAATTTTATTCCACATGCGAAAACTTTGATATATAAGTTGCAAGATGGAAATAATGACTTACTGACCCGATTAAACAAAGGACTATCTTGCGGCGCAATGGGAGATATGTATAGCCTAACATAGCGACTACTAAAAGCATAAATTTTCAAAAGCCTGGATTATTTTCGGGCTTTTTTTTGTGACTTCGGCTTCGCTCAGTCACCGAATTACGTCCTTTCGTACACCCCATAATAACCAGAAATTTGTCATATAAATTCAAAATTTTATGGCAGATAACACAACTACACGCAAAATAAATATATGGATAAACGGTAAGGAAGTTGAGAATAACTTCAAATCGATATCCAACTCCATGCGCCTTGCCAGGAACGAACTGGCTAAGATGGAAATTGGCAGCAAGGAATATATAGAGCAAACCAAGAAAATTCGCCAATTGCAAGGCTACATGGATCAGCATATTGCAGCACAGCGAAATATTGCAACTGGATGGCAAAAGGTTAAGTCTAATATTATGCAGATTGGGGCAGGTAATTATCTTTCAAATGCATTTACAAGCGTTACAAGTGTTATTTCAAATGCTGTTAGCGATGCTTTTAATAAAATTAAGGAATTTGCTACAGGAATTTCACAATTAAAAGCAATTACAGGTCTTGAAGGCACAGCACTCGAAACTTTAAAGCAAAATGCTAAAAATCTTGCCTTTGAATTTGGCACATCTGCCCGAAAAATTGTTGATGCCATGAAAATGGTTGGATCTGCTAAACCTGAATTGCTTGGAAATGCCGATGCACTTACCAAAGTAACTAAAGCTGTACTTACTTTATCAAAAACTTCTGAGGTTTTGTCAGATGTTAAGTTAGCAACTGAAAGTTTAACCACTATTATGAACCAATTTGGCCACAGCGCAGGAATGGCCAATAATGATATCAATATTCTTGCAGCAGGATCGAAGTATGGCGCTGTTGAGGTTGATTATCTGGCAGAATCTATAAGTAAAGTTGGTACAATTGCTAAAGCAGCCGGGTTAACGCTTGAACAAACCACGGCAGTAATGGAATTGTTTGGCGAAAAAGGTGTAAAAGCCGAAACTGCCGGGCGTGGATTTAAAACTATCCTGGTTGAACTCCAAAAAGATTCAAACAACTACACTAATGGCGTTTTTGATCTCAATAAAGCAATTGATAATAATCTTTCAATTTCGGGAGATAACCTTGCCTTGCAAAAGAAATTCGGACAAGAATTTTTCGGACTTGCGCAAATTTTATTTCAAAACAAAGATCGTTTTATGCAATTAAACGAACAAGTTACCGGAACCAATGTGGCATTTGAACAGGCTGCAATTGCAACCGATAATCTTGCAGGTTATTTGGATAAAACTGCAGGTGTTTATGATAAGTTTATTCTAAGTATCCAGGATGGAGATGGTGTTATAACTAAAGTTATAGGAGGAGCAATTAGATTGTTTAATGAATTTATCAATGTAGTTGCAATTCTTCAGGGGAAAAATACCGGAATGGAATTTATGAAGGAATATGGCGGTGTTAATGAAAAAATAAATGCCATTGTAGAAAAACAAGCTAAAGAAATTGCAGCATTAACAACCGAACAAGAAAAACACGCTTATATTCAACAAAAAATTACCGAAGACAGTCAGAAACTTGCAATTGCAGAATATAAACTACAAGTAGGCCGCGAAAATGGAGCATCTATTTCAAAAAAACGCAGGATTCAATTGGAAATGGAAGCAGAAATTTACCGGAAATTGATAGGTGAATTGAATGGGTTTAAAACACCCGCGAAAATTAAGGCCCCTTCTGTAGTTGGTGAAGATGATAAGAATAAAGACAAGGATAAAGTAGCAAAAGAAGAATTAAAAGTGCTCGAAGACTACAAAAAAGCGTCGGAAAGTATTGAAAAACAAATATTAGATTTAAGAAAAAAATACAATCTTCAAGATTTAAACGAAGAGGAAAAAGCGGTTCAGCAAGTAAAAGATAAATATGATGAGCAAATTGATGTAGTTGATAAATTTATTAAAAAATTAGAAGCAAAACAACAATCAAAAAAAGGATTGAACCAGGATGAACTTGATTTGTTAAATAAATTTTATAATCAAAAATTAGATCTGGTTTCGCTTCGTGAAAATGAAATTGATGGGGTTGAGAAAGATTTTGCAAAGAAAAAACTCGAAGCAAAGAAAAAACTCGAAGATCAGATTTTAGAACTTTCAATGTCTGCTTCTGAAAAAGAACAGGCAGAGGTTGAGAAAAAATACACAGAATTGATTAAAGCTGCTGAATTGTATGGATTAGATACATCAGGACTTTGGATAAAAATGTATGATGAACTTTACGCTTTGCAGAATCCCGAAGTTGATGAGCCCAAAGATTTGTTTGGAATGACTGCAGAGGATTGGGAAAATTTCCATAACAATTTTGCAAAAGCAGTAAAATTCGCATCAATGGCTAAAGATGCTTTATCTGCATTTTTCGAAATTCAATCAAATCGCGAACAGGCTGCATTAACAGAATTTGAGTCAAATTCTGAAAAAAAGAAGCAAACTTTACAAAAGCAATTGGATGCTGGTAGAATTTCGCAGGAAAATTACAATTCTCAAATTGCTGCTTTAGATGCTAAACTCGAATTGAAGAAAAAAGAATTAGCTGTTAAAGATGCAAAAAGGCAGAAAGCAATAAGATTAATGGAAGCGGTTATAAATACTGCTTCAGCTATTGCAGAAGCGTTACCAAATATTCCACTTGCAATTATTGCAGGAATAATGGGAGCTGTGCAGATAGGTGTAATTGCATCACAGCCAATTCCAAAAATGGCAAAAGGCGCGCGCGTAAACAAACCAACCACAGCCTTAATTGGTGAAGCTGGTCCCGAAATCGTTCTTTCAAATAAAATAGTTTCAGATCCTGCCCTGGGACCATTGGCCGATGATTTGGCAAGAATCCAGGAAGGCAAGCAACCCAATTTTTTAAAAAAGCCTTCAACTCCAAACTACAGCGGCATGAATAAAGCCATTGGCGGAGGAACCGTAAACCAAGTAACAAGTACGACTATTGTGCAGCAAATAGATAATAAACCGATTGGTGAGATGAAAAATGAAATTATTGAAATGAAAAATTCATTTAAGGAAGTTTCGGAATCTATCAAGCAAATCAAGTATTTGCGGGCAATTATCACAAATGATGATTTGAGGGATAATAATAAAGATGAGGAAATTCGCAAAAGGTATTCTGGATTTTGACTTCGGCTTCGCTCAGTCACCATCGGTATCGAAATCTTTCATAGCTTTTTGAATGTCATCTTTAAGAACGTGCGAATAAACCATAGTAGTTTCAATATTGGAATGGCCCAATAATTCTTTAAGAATTATAATGCCATTGGCGTTTTTGCATTTTTTCAAAAACAAAGTGGCAAAGGTATGGCGGGCAGTATGGAAAGAAATATCTTTTTCAATGCCAGCATCTTCGGCAATATCTTTTAACCGGCGGTTAATTACCTGGTCGGCATAGCACTCGAACAAAACGCCTTTAATCCTGTTCGGAAATTCATCTTTCATTAGCTGAATTGCCTTTTTTATTAAAGGAATTTCGACATATTTACCGTTTACATTTTCGGTTTTTAGCGGTTTAAACCTTAACAGAAATTTGTCAATATTTTCGTATTTAATTCGGCGAATATCGCTTATTCTTACACCAGTTGCACAGCTAAAAAGAAACCATCTTAAAACTTTTTGCAAATTTTCCTGCAGGCAATTTTTTTTATACAATTCTTCGAGCAAAAGCAATTCATCTTCGCTTAAGAACTCCGGACGGGTTTCGTTTCGCTTTACTTTATAGTATTTGAAAGGCGAAACTTTCATTAATTCCATACGAATAGCCTTGTTGATATAAATAGCCATCACTTTAAAATTGTTGTGAATGGTGTTCGATCCATTTTTGAGTTTATTTCGTAAATGATTTTCAAAACCACGGATGAAACTTTCATCAAGCTCATTCATCATCAAACTTGAACGGTATTCCTTCAATTTAGCCAGACAAGTTCTGTGCTGCTTGCGCGAAGTTTCGGTTAACTCAGTTCGCATTTTTATCTGATCGGCCATAAATAGATAGAAATCTGTTAAAACAGTCGGGTTCCTGAATTCTTTAACAAAAATGTCTTTCGTCAGTACTTTCTTATTAACCTGGTATCGAAGAATAATTTCGGAAGCGGTTCCCAGTGCAGTTTTTATCATGTGGTTATATACGTTTTTTTTAGGTCCACCAATAACCAGGTTCTTTTCTTTATCGTAATTTTCGGGCACCACTTCAATATCAAGTGGTATGAATAAGTATTTTTTATTGATGAATACCCTTAGGTACAGCACACTTTTAGCGTTTGACTTTATATAATTGTCTCTAAAATAAATACTTACTTTCATAAAAAAACGTTGTTAAACTTTTGTTAAACTTTTTGCATAAAAAAACGAAAAACCGCCACACTGCAAAGTCTTGCAAATGGGCGGTTTTTCGTTACGTAGTGCGCCTTTTGGGGCGGTTCGTGAATCCAGATGTTAATGAACTAAAATAATAACTTTCATTAAATCACCCATTTAAATCAAGTAATTGGTTTTTTGTGTAATTAATTTGTTGAGTTTTTTTATATATTTTGATTTATCATTTTTATATTTATATTTGTCACACCAATCAGCCGCCCAGCTTTTTTAATATCATTAATTTTACTTCAATGAAGGAAAAAAGCTATATTATTATCGAAACTATTCAAAATCATTACCTTCCTGGAACAATTTCCAATTATGATTTAATCATTAAAATGTCTGATCTGACTGATTTATTTGCCCCGGTTTTAAAAATTACTGCATTTGATATTTCGCTAGCATTGCCTATGCTTAATTTCTTAGAAGAAAGTAAGATTGATGATGGTTATTTCGTTAAAATTTGTTTGTAACTAAAATTTATTGATATGACTATTAATCTAATTAAGCAATTAATTTATTGGATAAAATTCCAATATTTATGTGGAGCTATTAAATTTTACTCATTTGCGCTATTCATGATTTTATATTTTTCTATTTATGTAGTATTGTTTGCATTAATAATTTTAAAATTTTTTAACAAGTTAGATTTAATAATAAATTGATATGGAAATAGTAAAATTTGTTTATTCAGAACAGGAAATTGATTTCGATTTATCGAAACAAGAAATTATGGTAAATGCCACTGAAATGGCTAAAATTTTTGGGAAAGAAGTATCCGGATTTTTGAAAATTGAACAAACGGATAAATTCATAAAAGCATATTGTCAAACGGAAGATCTTCCGTTTGAGAATGAATTTTCTCCAACTGGAAATTTGATTAAAATTATAAAAGGGCATGCAACCATAAACGGTACCTGGATGCATCGAGTTGTAGCTTTAAAATTCGCAGCATGGCTCGATCCAATGTTTGAAGTTTGGGTTTTTAAAACCATTGACAAATTAATAAACCAGAATTTCAAAGAACAGCGCGATGCATTGGTTGAAAGGCTTACAGCCAAACAGAAAAAAGCCCTTAAAAAAGAAGAAATTATTAAAAAATATGACCATATTCCCGAAATTAAAGAATATTTTGACCTGGAAGATTTAGAAAAAACTGCCAAAAAGAAACAATTGGCTGCCGTGCGCGACCAGGTGAAACAACTTCAAATCAATTTTTAAGTTTTTACCATTTCCATTTTTTGCTTAAGCCAGCTTTGTTTGCTGGCTTTTTTTATCATCGTTCAATTTCCAATATTGTTTTCCAAAACATAAGTAAAAACAGCAGCCATTTCTCTTGTTAAATTTTGGTTATCTTTTGGAATGGTACCAGTTGCTTTTTTACCATTTGTATTTGATATATATCTCCATTTTAAACAATTAAGTTCCTTAAACTTTACAATAAATTCATCTGAAATTTCTGAAAAACTTTCAATGATAATTCCTTCATTATCCCTATCATTACGATATCCATTTTCAAGTAGTTTAAATTCAATTTTTTCTTCATTTTCGAATAAAAACATGATTGAATCATTCTTTTTGAATTTTATAGTTTTTTGGTGAGTTTCGAAATACATAAAATTTTTACCATTTACATTCCTAAGACCAAAATGCATGGTTATAAAATCATCACCATCGCCATAAGTCAATATTTTATCATAAATATAAGCTGATATCTGTCTGAATTTTATAATTTTTTCATCTGTAAATCCATCTTTTATTATCGATACTACATATGATTTTCTGCTTGTAGAAATTAATTCAATATCAGTTTGAAATTGACTTATTTTTGAAGTTCCTTTAACATATAATTCACTATTAAAATTTTCGATAATTGGTTTTACTGTTTTGTTTTTATCCATCATTTTATATAAATAGAAAAAAGCCAATACAATAATTAATAGTGCTAAAATTGTTAAATAAAATGATTCTTGCATAGTTATTAGGGTTTGATAGTATTTTTTTCTAATAATTCAATAATTCGATCTAGTCTTGAAATCACTTTTATAAGTAAATCATCAGTGCTTATTTTAGGGTAAGTTACTTTATTCTCATTACCTATACTTAAGTCATTATTTATAAACTTATAGGTTTTTTCAAAGAAATAATCACGATCTACCCCTAGTATTTCCGTTAATTTTAATAATGCTTCAGCTTTGAAACTATTTTCTTTAATAGCTTTATTAAATCCTGACAGAGAATAACCAACCTGTTTAGGAATATCAGTTTTTTTCAAACCTTTTTTTTTAATTAAATAATCTATATTGCTGATATTTATCATTTTATATTTAGAATTTTTCTAAATTACTACTTTAGTAACTATTTTAACACTTTAGTGGTTGTTTTTGTACTTTTGTGATATATATTTGTGTGAACATTTCACACATTAATTATTTACAGTATGAACAAAGATAATGAAAAAGTAATTAAGTATGATCTCGATGAAAAAACCTCACTGAGATTAATCAAAGATGGCTTCAAAGCTTTGCCAGCAAACCGTTCGGTTAATTATAGAAATAAGCTTTATATCCATTTAAATAAAATAGTAAAACCTAAGGTAAAGGATCTTACCTGGAAAAAAAGGTTTTTGAAGCCTGATTCTATTCCTCAAAAAAATGAATTAATACCAATTATGGTTGAAGCAGTAATGCTTTTTGTTCAGATTTACAGGAATGATTGCAATGCTCAAATTTGTTCGCTTCAGAACGATATGAAATTATTAGATGAAATCTTATTTGTTTATACAAATGAGTAAAAAAGACAAAAAACACAAAAACGAACAGGTATGTTCGTATTGTGGCCAAAGCCCAGCTTATTGGCAGCGTGCTGCCCAAAAATATCTTTGCACAAAACATGCAAGTAGGTTTTTAAAAATCAATAAAGTTTTATTAACCGTTACTGTTGTTGCTACGATATTCTTTGTTTTTTTCTACAACCCCAAACTCCAGGGCCCCGTTCAATTTGATGTGGTTAACATTAAAGGAAGCCTGGTTGCAGTTTTAATCGATTCTTCGGATAACATTCGTCTACAATATTTCGATAAGCTGAACAAAAAGAAAGTTCGCAGCTTTATCGATAGCAATGTAAAGGAAAAAAGCCAGATAACTACAGACTGTAATACTTATGATTTTTTGGCCGATAAATATCAAATTTCTGTATCAAAAACAGACCGCACTTTTAAGGTTTATTCATTATTGCTTAAAACCGTTGGTAAGCAGAAAATAAACAACTTAGATAAGTACCTGCAATCTTTTACCAGGGTTTATAACAAAAAGCAGGATAAACGAAAAACGCTGCTTTCTTCTTTTTAATATAAAATCTACGCAAAAAATGGAACAAAATTTAATCTATGAGAAACTTCAGGTAAGGTTAATTACCGATGATAATGAGCAAACATGGTTTGCTGGTATTGATGTTTGCAAAATTTTAGGATATCAAGATCCCGATGCTGCAATCAGAAAATTGGATGAAGATGAACGTACCCTGACCCGAGTCCTACACGGTTCAGGTCAGACAAGAAAGACCTGGACTGTAAATGAAAGCGGACTTTATAGTCTTATTCTAACTTCCTTAAAACCAGAAGCAAAAGCCTTTAAAAAGTGGGTTACTCAAACTGTACTTCCAGCAATTAGAAAAGCTGGAAAGTATAGTACCGAACACACCCAACGTAAAGAGGCTCAATTACAAGAACTTAGAAAACTGATTGACGCGAAAAAAAGCGAGCTATCTAAAAGAAAATCAGATACTAAAGAGCTGGAATCACAGATTAAGAAATTGGACAAACAATTTTGGGAAACTTTTAACACCCGCGCCGATCAGCTTTCAATTTTTCCTGCCGAAGTTATGGAATCTTTAAAACAATAACCCATGTGCCAAAACTGTAATTGCGAAAAATCTGTACAAGATTATGTGACTGAATTTCAAAATCTTGATTTGATTACACTTTTTCAATTAAAAAATGAAATATCAAAAATTACAATTAAAAAGGCGATTGATGATGATATTTCTGATATCGATTTTAGAATGATGTTGCATAAAGCGCTTAATAACAATGGGTAAAAGTTGGAAACAAGCCATGCCCGATCATCACAATCTATATTGGGCATGGGACGGCAACATAACTTCAATTGTGGTTCCGGTTGACGAAGATTGTGGTTTGTTTGTGCTTTGGAACTCTGACCAAAGCCTTGCAAACCAAACTGAATGGACTGCCAGCAAACATAAACCAGGCTGGTTTTATCGCGAAGAGTTTAAGGAAAATTTAATTTTTAAATAAGTTATGGACTACTTAAAATGGATTTCAAATAATCTCAAAAAATTTGATAATCATAAATTATCATTTAAAGATATGGTTGATAGGATTTTGAGGCATGATAAACTTAAATTAATATCAATCAATGAATTTGAAGCAGAATTTGGAATAAATGATATAAAATATTCGACATTTTCCATTAAAAACAAGAACAAACCTATTGATGCAGTTCACATACTTCAAAGGGTTTCAGCAATTAGTAATATTTCTATTGATGCTTTGAAAGGAAAATCCAGAAAAAGAGAAAATTCTGATGCAAGATTTGTTTTTTTCTTACTCTGTTTAGAAAATAAAAGCAAGTTGAATTTAACTACAAATCAAATAGGTAGTATGGTTAACAGGCATCATTCAACAGTTATACATGCACTAAATGTTCAGGAATGCAAAGAAATTAACCAATTATTCATCCAAGTTAAAAGAAGTTTATGATAGCCGCCCAAACCATCGAAAAAGTTCAAAACCTTAACATTGTTGATGTGGTTGAAAAATACCACGAACCAACAAAAAAAGCCGGGGTAAACCATCAGTGTCATTGCCCATTTCCGGGACATAAAGACACTCATGCCAGCTTTATGGTTTCTCCTAGCAAGAATATTGCACGTTGTTTTGTTTGCGACCGAACCATTAACGGCATTGGCCTGGTTATGGAACTTAAAAATATGAACTATCCTGATGCCATCAGGCAGATTGCACGTGATTTCAATATTCAAATTATTGAAAGCGCGCAAAAAGAGAGAAGTAAGGAAGATGAGGAAAAATATAAAGAAATGGAAAGCCTGGTTATTGCCAACAGCTGGGCGGCTGATTGGTATCATAACCAGTTGCTTTCCAAATTAGATGAATTCGGTTTTGGTGACTTCGACTCCGCTCAGTCACCAGGAGATCCATCGGTGCCTTCGACTCCGCTCAGTCACCAGGGAAGTACTTCTAAAATTCCTTACGGGTGTCTGAGCGTAGCCGAAGACACACCATTTAGCTATACCGACAAGCTAAAGCAAACCATTCATTACATTTTTACCCGGTTTAAATCCAATATCGATTTAATCAAAAAATTCAAGATTGGATTTGCACCCGAAGGCTTTTCAAACTTATATGATGCTGCAATAAAGGCTGGTTTTAAGCTCGATACTTTAATGAAAGCAGGTTTGGTTGTAAATAAGGATGGAAAAATAAGGGATTATTTCATTTTTAGGCCATTGATTATACCAATCCATTCTGCCAAAGGCCGCATTGTTGGCTTTACTGCCCGCCAAATGCCTTGGAATAGTGCTGGCAAGGATGGAAAGGAATTTCCAAAATACATCAATACTTCAGATACATTAATTTTCAAAAAAGGAAATGTTCTTTTTGGCCTTGATAATGATACGCAGGCGGCCATCCGCAAGGCTGATAAAGTATACCTGGTCGAAGGCAATTTGGACAAAACCGGACTTTGGCATATTGGCATTCATAATGTGCTTACAAAATCAGGTACAGCCTTAACCGATGAGCAAATTGGCATTATCCTTAAACTTACGAAAAACGTTTGTCTTCTGGATGATGGAGATAATGCCGGTCAGCTTTCGATGATGAAAACTGGTGAAGTACTGGTAATGGAAGGCGCAAACGTAACTGTGATTACCTTGCCAGATAAGCAGGATCCGGATAGTTTTTTCATATCAAAAGAGCAATTTATTGATTTTGAAAAGGAAAATGAACGGGATTATATTATTGATATCCGCGCCATTGATGAGTACAACAATGCCAATACCGTAAACCTTAAAAAGAAGGTTAAACAGGCTGTGGCTGATATGCTGCTTGTAAAATCGAAGGATGACAGGGAAGAATACATCAAAGCCATTTGCAAAGAAACCGAAACCAATCGCCAGGAATGGGACCAGGCTATTAAGCAGGCTGTTTTTAAGCAGAAAAACAAAGGGATTAACCTTTCGGAAGAAAATGAGCAGGAAGTCATCCAAACCGACCAAAGCCCAGACAATCGCAGCAAGCACGATTTTTATGTGGTAAAAACCAACAAAGATGGAAGCCCGTCAGGATTGGAAATTGATGAACGAAAATTCCTTCTTAAACTAAAAAGTACAAAGGAATGGGAATTCGAAAATAACGGCACTTCCAAATTTATCTATTTCGGTTTTTTTACCTACAATTTAAGTGTTGATGAAAGTGAAATTATCTTTGTGCAGCTTCGTGATGGCCGCATAAAAAAGGTTTCAATCAACTTTATTAAACGTACATTTTTTATTTACGTAAGACACTTGAAACCATACGAATACAATGGATATGGTAAAGATGCCATGCCCTGGACAAAAATTGTCACTTATAAGGAAATTGAAACCATCCTGATAAAGAAAATTACCACACTTTTTGAGGAAAAAAGACTTATTCTTTTCCCGGACAAACCGATAACAATTCTTCAGGATAGTATGGACAAACACTATACTTTCTTTAAAAATTGCTTTATTGTTTCTTCCAAAAATGGCAAAAGCAGGCACGAATATGAAGAATTAAAGGAAGGTTATGTTTGGGATGATGCCGTTTTGGACAGAGAATACCAGGAACCAACCGACACCAAGCCAGGAGTTTTTGAAAAATTCGTTTGTGATATTACAGGAAACGAATGGGATTTGGCCGAAAATAAAAGCAATTTTCCTGAAAAGTTAAGATATCGTGCTTTGCTTATTGCTGGCGGTTATCTTCTGCACAATTACACCGAAATTCAGCGCAAAGCAGTTATACTTACGCAAGGTAGAATATCAGAAGATGATACATCAGAAGGCCGCGAGGGAAAAACGCTTTTCGTGCAAAGCCTTGGTAAATACTGCCTAAACAAGCATCCCGAAGAATCAAAGACTTATGTGTATGTTCCTGGTAAAGATTTAAAATCGGATGATAAGCATAAGTGGATGGATCTTGAGCTGAACACCACGTGTGTTCTTTATGATGATCCGCCGCCATACATCCAGTTCGAAGATTTATACAACCTTGCCGAAAATGCTTTTAAGGTTGAGAAAAAAAGGCAGGAAAACATTTACGTAAAAGCCCGTATAGCCATTACAACCAACCGCCCACTAGAGCGCGACAGTGGAAGCAGCAAGGCACGAAGCTGTGTTATTGAATTAGATAGTATTTTCCACGCCGATTACACGCCAGAAGATAAATACAAACACAGGTTTTTCAGGGATTGGACTGGCGAAAGGCAGGAAGAGTGGAACAAGTTTTTTAGTTACGTGATGGGAACCATGCTCCCGGAATACTTTAAGGCAAATTGCATGTTGTTTGAACCTCCATCAAAAAACCTTTACCGGAACGAATTACTGCAGAAAGCAAGACGTTTGTGTGGAAATACCGATATCATTTTTTGGCTCGATTCGCTGGTAAAAGGAACTGCAACCGAAAATCAATATTTCAAGTTATCCGAAACCTATCGCAGTTATGAACTGTATGATAAGCTTTTGCAGGACAATAAGAATTACCAGGATAACAAGAAACTGAAAAGCAATTTTTCGAAAATAGTAAGCAGCTATTTCGAGAAAGAAGGCATAAGTTTTACAGCCGACCGCGACACAAAAGGGAAAACATGGCAAATAACAGGTGGACTAAAGCAATATGCCAATCTAAACCGACAATTTATATCCGATTTCTTTAGCAATGGAAGCGGTTTTGTTCTCGATGATGTTGACAACCTAGAAAAACTGCCACAAATACTAAAAGCATTTAATTTAAAATTCAATACCAATGCCACAACCGAGCAATTTAAGCGCGAAGTTGATGCACTCACGGGCGTTGCAGTTGATGATCAAAGTGAAATACCTTTTTAAATATTAATATAAAATCGAAAATTATGGAAAATGAAAAAAATGCAACAATTAAAATTGAATTAAAAGCTGATAGTGGATATAAATCAGGAATTAATGGTAGAATATCCGCTTTTCAGTGGGGTTTGATAAACAAAGTTTTAGGAAATGAAAAAAACGTTCCTCAGTATTCAAATCAAAATATGATTGATTTTGGAGTTTTCTGTATGATTGAGGTTAAACAGGAAGATGGAACTGTTAGTGATTTTTTTGAAAGATTTATTAAAGAACGAATTAATAATGTTTGATATGAAAAACGGAAGAAAAGTACAAGTACCAACCATGAAGGTTGTAAAAAAAGAAGAAACCGAAAAATTACCAGAACTGGTAAATATTGTCATCCTGGGCAAGTTTGCTGATGGAAAAGTAAGGCAAATAATTGCCAATAAATAAACTCAGGCCGTAGTTGTAAGCACATTGAGATTATGTAGTAAAGATGGCCTAAAAGCAATAGAAGAGCCTATTGAAAGCGCATCATGGGAAGATACTGTTGATTTACGCAAATAGGCTAAGTTCTAATTTCTAAGTTCTAACATCTAATTTCTAAAATAATGATAATAGAAGTCCCAGCAGAAGTAAGAAAAGAAATCATTGTCAATGTGCATATTGATGATGTAATTCAAGAAATTAACAAACTGAAAATTGAAACGCGCTTTAACTACGTTGCCAAACTGCTGAATGAAATTTACAGCAAAGACCTGGCAACTATGACAGACAATCACAAGGATATTATTGTGAAATACCTAACCATGCAACTTAACCGCTTCCAAAAACCGATTGAAAAATGAAAACAGAAACTCAAATGATAATTATCGTGTCAATAATTGTGTGGATGGTACTAAGTTGCTTGTTTCTGGTTGTATTGTGCACTTTTAAAATTGACATGAACGAAATCTGGCAAGCCTGTTCGGTTGCAGTAATAGCCTATTTCAGCATTTTAATTGCAATAAAAATATCAAGATACTGAAATGCCGGTTTTTGAAGTAACATATAGCCGAAAATACAAAAGCAATACCCTTACTGATACAGTTAAAGTGAGGGCCATTGGCGAAACTCATGCAAGGAAAATTTTCTTTGAATACGCGAAAAATGTACTTAAGAAATTTGTGAAAATAATCTCAATAATTGAAAAGTGATGTGGACAGTTGTAGTAATAATAGTGGTAATTGCATTGTTTTATGCTGGTTATAGGCTTATTGATTTCTTGATGAAAGAAATGGTAAACGATTCGCAGATAGAGATAGATTAAAATATACAACTAGTGGCTAAAGTCCGTGTGTCATGCCGAAATTTAGGGAAAGTTGGATTAGGTAAATTAAGGAGTAACAATACCTTACTGAATGAAAATCAACCCCGGAACGCCACACCGAGAATCAGGATCGGAGTTGACCGATTATTTTAAACAACGGGATGGGAATAGGCCCATCCCACAATTAATATAAAATCGAAAAAAAATGTATACAAAAATTAGAAACTTTTTATCGGATAAATTCAATGCTGATATCATTCTTATTGGTGATATTCATGAAAATGGGGAAAAAATAAATTTTAACGTTCAAATTAAAGATGCTGATATTGATATTCCCGAATCATGCCAGGTTTTAAATATTGATGCTTCATTAGGTTTGGGAACTTATATAAAAATTCAAATTAATAAAAGTGAATTACCTGATTATTAACTATAAGAAAAAAAAAATTAATATAAAATCGAAAAAAATGAAAAAGTTAACTTACGTAATTATGATTTCAAAAACCTTTCCTTCGTATCATTCCAGGAAAGGAGAGCCAACCAACTTTAAAGAGAAAATATTAGAAGGTGAAAAAATTCACACCATCAGGCAAAACTATGCCTTGTGGGAAAAACGCGCTAAGAAAGTTAATGCAGGCCTGGCAGTTGTTTCACTCCGTGAATGGGAAGGAATGCCCCGGCGAAGCAAGCAGGTTGAAATTATGCAGTTGGAAAAAATTGGAGTTCAATCCATTGAAAATCCTAATAGTACAATTCTGATTGATAACGTAGGTAAACCATTACTGAGATGGGATAAAATAAGTAAAAACGATGGTCTTGAACTTGAAGATTTTCAAGAGTGGTTTAAAGAATGTACTAAAAAACTAAACGCTATCATTTATTTTACAGATTTTAGGTACTAAAATGGATACCCTGATAGAAATAATAAAGAAGATACAAGCAAGTAAGCAGGGACAAAACAAGTTTCCTTCCTATGCGCTTAAAAACGAAATTTGGATAGAGCTTTTCCACCAGATGGAAATTGAACTTGAACTGCTTTGCCAGGATGGCAAAATTACTATGGGAAATTCTGGTAATCATCAATATTTTGAAATTATATGAAATATTTATACTGTGGTTTTAAAGAGCAAAAATATCAAAATACAGAACCTAAGGAATGGATAAAATTTCATCACTTCAATTTGAGAGTAACAATGCTTATGTTAGTTAGTGAAAAATTTGCATTGTATTATCTATATGAAGTTTACGGATGGTATTTTGAAACTAATTTAAAAACTTTATTCTTTTCAATTTGTTGGGCAAGAATATTCCATGATTTTAAAAAATTGTTTATTCGAAAGAAAAAGCCAAATAACGATGATTTACCATTTTAAGGTTGATTCAATTAATTAAAAACAGAAATAACATAAATTCCCAACTTAACCAGGCAAGCAATTGCGATGATGATTGCTGCTAATATTATATCACGTTTTAATCTTTGTTTCATTTTATAAAATTACAAAAAAGCCTCCACTTCGGAGGTTTTTTTTTGCCGGTGACTGAGACTTCGGCTTCGCTCAGTCACCAGTCAAAAACAAGAATTTAAGCAAAAAACAACAATTAATCTATAAATATAACAACATAACAACATTTTAAATATATAATATATTGATTTTCATTATTTTATTTCTATGTTGATACACTTTTCTTATCAACATATTGCAACATTAACAACATAACCATGACTTTTGTCATGTTTTTTTATGTTGGTTATGCTGATCCCATGTTGATTCGAATTTGTATCAACATAGTCCAGACACCGCACTATTATTGCCTTAGCTGGTTTTTTATGTTGCTATGTTGCAATTTTCGGAAAAAATTAAAAAATGAAATTTGAATTTTTTTGTGATACTTCGGCTTCGCTCAGTTACCCAAAAAAATCAAAAAAAATATCTTCGGTGACTTCGGCTTATTTCGACTTCGCTCAATAACCGACCGCAGTCACCTGAAATCATATGAATTATATTTACATATGTACATAATTATATATATATTTGTAAAAACCCGTAAAACATATGCCGTCACCAATTTGCGTGTATATCGAAATGCCAGTTTACCTAAAAAAATACTTGCTTTCGCAATCCGAAAATCATAACGAACCTATTGAATTTATACCCGAACACGATTATTCCTTATTACTCACACGTTTAACAACTAATAGGCCGGTTGAAAGCATTGAAAAAAATGAAGCAACGGTAAAAATCAAACTTCCTTTCAACCGGGGTAAGGACGTTTACTTTTACAATAAAATAGGGATTAACAAACGGAAGTACTTCCGCGAGCAGGTAAGGCTCGATTTCTATTATGATTTTCGGTTGTTTTTAAAGGAAAGAATAATGGCAGGCATTCAACGTAATATTGCCACTGAACAATTCTTCGAATTGCATGGAATTACCGAAGATGACATCAAGTTTGAAAGTTTTTACCGGAATTATACCCGTTACATAGATAAAAAAATAAGGAAATTCAACAATAACAACACTTCACAACATGAGCGTTCAATCTGTCAATGAAACCACAAACCTGGGAGGTGTAAATCAGTTTTCATTCATTTTCGAAAACCAATTGGCTTCCGAAATTGAAATTATAAAAGGTCAGGCAATTGATATAGATATTTTATATCCTGATTTTACAACTCCAGATTTGGTTTTGGAATCTGGAAAATTTACGGAAAACAAAAAAGGCATGAACCTTTTTGAATACAAATACACAGGGAAACTGGCAAAAGACAATTATCAAAAATTGCTCGATTGCAATTTGCTTGACAATAACCGCATAATTGCGCTTGTAAAAGACAATAACAATCAAACCAGGTTGCTGGGGCAAAAAAATAACCCTGCCGAAATTGTAATTGAGTTCGATAAAGGCCAAAATGTTTCAGATTTAAACCATTACAAGCTCGAACTTACCTGGCTATCGAAATACAGGGCAGCATTTATGAATGCAACCTATACCATACCGGATTACCTGGAAACCGAAGATGGTGACTTTTTAGAATTAGAATAATGGGACGAAAAAAAGTAAGTGCCTTAACCAATACTGATAGCATAGAAGGCGGCTATTCTTACATTATACTTCCTGATCCTCAGAATCCGGGAAAATTTAAACCATTTAAATTTAAACCTGAAGATTTTTTACAGGGTCTTATTGAAGAGGAAGATCCTGTATTTGAGGCATGGTTGCTTACAAACCCACTTGCGAATAAAGCCGACCTTGTCAATGGTATAGTACCATCAGATCAGCTACCTCCTTCATCAAGCTCAAAGATTGAAAAAACAGGTATACGCGAACTACTATTTGAGGAGACGGGCGTAAATCAATCATACCCTGGTTATGATGCAAGAAAACTAACAACATTTACCATTCGTCCACAAACCAGGCAGGCCGTTGATGAACTCGAAATCGCTGTAAATTTCCCTGATGATGATATTATCATCGATGTTTTTGAAGACTTACCAGATTCGACACCTACAGCTATTGCTGCTGCAGCCGATACGCTATTAACAGGTCAGGCATTGCGGATAACAAAAAATGAATATACGATTGAAAACGGAAATTATAAATTCCCTTCAATATCAATGCAGCCAGGTACTGCTTATACATTTATAATTTATTACGAAAATGGAATTTGGGACCCGCTTTCGGCAGGAACGAAAAAAGATATGTTGGTACAAACCAGCGATTTGGAAAATACATTAAAAAAATTCTATTTATTTTATGATGCTCAAAATGATGTATTGATCCATTCCAGCGAATTTGCTAATATATCGGCAGCATACAAACTTTACAATAACAACTCAAACAGGGTAGAAACTACATCTGCAGGCATAGAAATGGCAATTTCGGGCTTAAAAGTCTTTGAAATTGATGCTGATGGATTGTTAAAATCATTAACTGAGAATTATGAAAATTTAGTTTTAGGTGATAATGACATTACGAACAAAAAATATGTCGATGGCGCGTTGGCTATGGTATATCCAACATTTGCAGACCTGCCGCCAATTGGAAGCGCAAAAATATTATACTATGTAATTGATACGAACACATTTTATCTGTACAGAACCACTAACCGTGGGCCAATATATGTCCCTGCAAGTTTCAGCATACCATCCGGCGCGCTGGTAAATGATATTACATTAGGAACCGGTTGGGATGCTACAACAAACACACCTACAATTGTAAGCGGCGTTGGTACAATAGGCGATTTTGCAGAAGTAACAACAGCAGGTACAACCGAAATTGATGGAATAACAAGCTGGGCAGTTGGAGACATCATTTGGTATGATTCAGACAATTTAGTTTGGAAAAAAATTGATAACCAGGTTGGGGCTCCAAGTTCAGAAACAACGCAATCAATACTAGAGAAAATTGGAGATGGTTCGAAAATTAGTGCGAATTATATACCCGATGACGCTAACCATAGGATGGTTACCGATGCCCAAATAAGCAAATGGGACGGTAATAAAACGACTTATGTAGTTGCCTCGCAAACGGCAATGAATGCACTTACAAATGTGCTAACAGGCGAGCAAGCAATTGTATTGGATGATGGTGATGGAAAGCGCGCAGGTTATTGGTACAACGGCTCATCCTGGGAAAAAGATTTCGATCCGGATTGGGCTAATATTGTGCCCGATTGGAGCACAATTACCAATATTCCATCAAATATTGTTTTTGACAATAGTGTTTTTAATGCCCTAAATACAACTAATAAGACACTGGTTGCGGCAATTAACGAAATATTGGCACTTGCGAAAATTTTCTACAAAGAATTTGCCCTATCTCAAATTAATACCGATGCATCGGCAAGCACATCTGTAATAGTTGCTGACATTATTTTCCAGGAAAATGTTACAATTGATAATAATTCAATTGTAATTGCTGCGGGTGTAGCCCCGGCAGGAAGCACGTTAATTGTTAATTTCTATAACAACGCCGGGACTTCTTTATTTTCAACTCCAATTTCAATAGATTCAACTGAAAAGACAAACTTAACGGCTGCCACTCCATACGCTCTAACAACTTCACCAATGTCATTCAATGCTGGTGATCGGATATATGCTAAAATTACACAAATTGGGGCTACAACTCCGGGGCAGAATGTTACTGGTTATATTAAAGGAACTAAAGTTTAAGCTATGAAATTTCTATTTGAAGATACAAAAACGGGTAAAATCAGGATTTCAAATGAATATTTGAGAGCTGACTATCGTGAAGCCTTGGAAGGTAAACCTAATCCTGACTTAAAAATATTTGTAATAGTTGAAAATATTCCTGATTATAAGTCAGATTTTGAAACAATTTCGGAATCTGATTTGCAAAAAACAACAGAAAAGTTTGAAGGCTTGGACC